GACTCGACCTTGCTGGATGTCTCCAATCAAGCTGAGTCTCTCTTGCTGAGAGTCCGCGACACTCATCATGCTCAAACCGAACTGCGTCGCATCGGTCTTGATCTGTGGGAAGTGGATGTCTTGCTGAGGGTTGTTCAGTGGGAACAGCACACCCGGAGCGATGTTCATCGGCTCGGGCTTCAGGTTCGAGGTCGGTCGGTAGAACCCGAAGGGCATCGATGTTAGGGAGCCCGAGTCCATCGTCAGATCGAGGACACTCTTCTTCCAGTCATGGATGCCTTCGAGCAGCTCGAGGATCCCCATCCCTTCGTAGTAGCCATGGACGGGCAAGAACGTCGCAGTAGACAGAGGACGCTCGGGGGGATTCATCGGCCACATCTCGCCCATGTGGACGGCCTTGGCGATCTTGCCGGGCTCCTCCAGATACCACCAAACGACGTCTTCGTTGATACCGTCGCCATTGGCGTCGTAGAGGTCGAAACAGAGCATTCGGGTCAGAGGTCGATGGCTGAACTCTTTCGACGGCGTTTCCTCTTCGACACCCTGCACGATGTCTTTCTGCATGTCCTTGCCATCGGCATTGCGATCTCGTTGTCGTCCGAGTCCTTCCATGTCCGTCACGTCTTTCGAGGTGAGTAGGTCGTAGAAGCCGGAGCGTTGTAGGCGTCGGATCTCATCGATCGTGATCGTATCGACGAGGATGACGTGGGTCGCACCACCTGGATTGCTTGCCGAGGGGGCTTGGAGGTTGCGGCTCCTCGGGGGGCACAACACATCTTCGTGCTCATAGGACTTGGGACGTGGACCCTCGAACACGATCGCTTTGCGGGTCGTCACCATCTCGACCGGCTCACCCGGGCCCTTGGTGTAGAACTTGACGATGATCGGCTTGTCTTCGCCAGCGATCTTCAGTCGGAAGTCCCAGCCTTCCTCGTCGGTCTGGAACGTCTCGATGATGGTGTAGGTGTTGGTGAGGTGTTGACGGAAGACTTCGGCAGGGTTCTCACTCGCTCCAACGGCCGGAAACTCCTGCACATCGGTCATCGAGCGTCGTTCGCTGATCCATTCGGTGAGCACCGTACAGTGTCCATCGTTGACGAAGGTCTCGATGATCTCTTCGAGGAGCTTCTCGCCATCGTTCTCCTGGAAGAACTGGACGTCGAGTAGGTCGTCTACATCGTTCTCTTCCTCAGTCTGCTTGTCTTCGTGACTGACGGCATTGACGATGGGACGGGTAGACATCACGGCATTGTGGATGGCGTCCTGATTCGACTGCGACGTACTCGTCAAGTCCGGCAGGGCGATGTCGCTGGCGTCATCCCAGGGCATCGTCTCGCCTTCAGTCCACATCCGATACTTGGCGTAGCGTTGACGCCGTGCGTCGTAATCGCGGGTCCGTGCATCGCGGTCTCGTCGAGCAAAGGTCTTGATGCGATCTGCGATGTCGTCGAGATCGACTCGAGCTCCGAGGCCGGCACGGCGAGATCGGGTGCGGCGTAGAAGGTCAGGGCCTTGCTCGGGAACCGGAGCGAAGGTAGGGGCTCCGGGAGCCGGCGGTGCCGGCGGTGCCTGGGGCGGCTGCGGCGGTCCACCGGGAGCTCCACCGGGCGGTGCCGGCGGTCCACCGATGGGAGATCCGGGGCCAATCGGGCCCGGGGGCTGAGCTCCATTGCCACCAAAGGGAGGGCTACCGGCTGCCATCGCGGTTCTCCTTGACGAGCAGGGTACGCCACGGCTGGGTCGCAAGCACCCCAATGGGCGGATCGCCGATGAAGCGCAGGTACGATCGGGTCATGGCCTCGGTCGTCGAGGGCCGTTTTACCTGATTCGACCGGATCTCGGCCCACATCTTTCGAAGAGCCTTCGGAGTGGGATCGCGGTGTTTATCACACAGGGTAATCGCCATCTTGCGGCCGGAGATCGTCACGAACGTCGTCCGGTAGGCTTCGTTCGAGACCCTCGTCCCATCGTGCAGCTTGCGGCGGCAGATGCGGCATTGGAGTCCGGTCATCGGTCGGGCAGGATCCCAGTGTGGGTTTCCGACCACTCGTCCTCGAGAGTGCGCTGGAGACTCTTCCATCGCTCTGCGAGATCTTCATGGGCTGCATCGAGACACTCGAGGTTCGCCTTCACAGCCACGGAACAGCCCGGGCAGTAGTCTCGGATGATGACGTGGCCCAGCGACTCCATCGGACCCTCGTGGCCTCCACAGCCGTCACAGACTTGCACGGTGGCCATGGCCTCTCCTTTGGTAGTGCTCGACCGTAGAGCTCGACTTGCGCTTGCTGCCTCGCATCGGACGCTGGAGGACGGGAGCCCCAACCTGCAACATGCGGAACTCGGGATTCGAGTTCAAGAGGTAGCGCTTCAGCGCCGGGAAGTCGTCGTACTTCTCCTTGGGGTGCTCCTTCTGGCCTCGATCGAGGGCGATCTTGAAGTCGGCCCACGAGAACCGCTTCATCTGGAGGATCGTCGCTGTGCACCGCGGGTGCACATGGAGGCGGGGCTGTAGGGTTTTAGGGTCAGGCCGCAGGTAGGTGTTCACTCGGTCCCTACCTACTTCACTTCGATCTGCGAGGTCGAACTGGAGGCCCACCGAGGCAAACTCCTCCTGCCACGATACGTTGCGCTGCAGGGCTGAGGCCGGCGACGCGCCCATATTGGGGTCCATTAGCCTCATCTTGACGTTCAGGCCCATGTTCTTCTCGATCTTGTGGACCTTCTCAGCCACCTCCTCGAGATCCGCATCGATCTCCATCTCGAGCACTTGCCACAGATCGTCGCTCGGATCGACCTGATACCACCCGAAGCAATGAGGTTTCCGGGGATGGGGATCCACCACACACACAGTCGGCCAATGCTGCTGGGTATCGAACTCCCGGACATGGTTATAGGGTTGGATGAAGTCGCTCTTGCAGGTAGTGCATTTCTGCTCGACGGCGATGACGGGCTTCTTGCAGTCGAAACACCACCACTTCGTTGAGTCGGTGAATAGGGGATGGATGCGGTTGCTGAACCGGATCGTCTGCCCGTAGATCCGGACTTGCTTCGTCTCCTCGCTCCAGACCTCGGCCTGAGAGGCCACAGCACTCTGGTCCAGATGCGGGTTGTCGGTGGTGTAGAGGTTCAGCCAGATCTTGTCCTTGTGCTTCGCAGGGCCGGGTTGGCCGGGCTCATACATCTCGTCGAACAGCCAATCGACGTTGATGGCCGGGTCGGAAGGCCATGTCATCGCCAGCGCCATGCGGCCATTTACCCTCATTGTCCGGGCTTCGTTCTCCTCCCAGATGGGGTAGACGGGCGGCTCATCGTGCAGGATGGCCTTGAAGTCTCCGGAGGCGAAGTCGCTCGGATCCTGGGTGTGGGCCATGAACTGGATCTGCGATTCACCGATGACTTTCGTGGGGTTACGGGGATCGCGACACAGGACTCGGAGTGTTCGAGTGGCTTGCGACCACGACTTGTCCCAGGAGCCTGAGAGCAGACTCGACTTCGGGATCCATCCCCAGTGGCCACGGGTGCCTCCAGGGGCATCGATGCCAGTCCACCGCCACCATTGGAGCTTCGGCAAGATGATGTTGTAGAGGGTGGTGGTGAGCGACTCGACGACGACGCGGTACATGCCGGGGCCGCCGCGTGTGATCTTCTCCCACATCTCGGGGATGTCCGAGAGTGAGTCGGGGATGATGCCGAGTGCGGGGATGCAGATGAACTCGACGATGGCGGTTTCGGTCTTCGAGCTGCCGTTGCCGCCTCCGATGCCGACGTAGCGCTCGGTGAGCTCGTGGACCTCTCGGGCCATGGGTGAGACGGGCTTGTAGAGGGAGAGTTGATTCTGCTGGCGTTGCTGCTCCAGCACCTCCATGACGGTCGCTGCAGCTTGTCGGAATCGTTCAGGGGAGAGGGTGACGAGGGCCCCAGCCTCCATGTCGAGGAGCTCGTGGATGGTGAGCGGCCCGCCCCGCTGGTTTTTCCCCATAGGCGGCTAGCGTAGTGGAGTTCTCTCCTCTTTGCGCTTGTGAGCGATCTTGGTGTCGGGGGCTCCATCGATGATCGAGTAGGTCCCATCGGCGTCCATGGTCATATCCATGCCTCGGCGACGGCCTTCGTCGAGCATCCCCTTCATCAGATCCTCGAGCTTAGTCCGATCGCCATGCGAGAGGATCTCGGTGGGCTCACCACGGAGCAGTTGTCGGTTGTGGATGAGTGTTCCGATGCCTTGGATCTTGTCTCGCAGCGGGGCACCAGCGATGTCGGCCGAGGTGACGGACGTTGCGATGTGTCCGATGAGGCTGTTCAGCATCTTCTCGATCTGCCCGGATTGCCACTCTTCA